AACACAACGCAAACCGAGCATCGATTTGTAGTGCTTTGAAGGGCCTGCAAAAATGGTCAGTCCTGATTGATAACCGCCGAACAATTCACCAGACAGTGCAACATTTAGTGCTGGGCAACTGGTACGAATGCTGTCTTTATCATTGAACACAACTGATTGATCCAGTGTATCAATGTATTTGAGACTTGAGTTTCCGCGAATTTTTGACATTAAGCCGCCAGTGGCAGCATTTTTTGCTGGTTTAGCCATGATGATCTCCGATTGTTAGTTAAGGCTGTTTTAACTCAGGGAGCCACCCCGCACATATATTTATCAACCAAAAAACGAAGCTAGATCGTTTGAATCCTCATGCTTCCAACCAACAGCATCTGTCATTAGCTTCAGAGGAGCCGTAAAGACCTTTTCGTACAGCTCATAATAATCCATGGACTTAACGATAGCGTCCTTCAGATCGCCTTCTAGGCCGTCAGAAGTATATGCAAAAACCGGAGTTCGGAACTTATTCGGCTCTTTCAGCTTCAGAATACCAATTTTGTCACCATCCTTGATTTTATTTTTTGCCACTTTGTTATAAGCCAGAGCAGCCCTGACATTCATAGGGCAGCCCTTAATTGGATTGCCTTCTTTGTCGCTGTATTTTTTGATGTTGTTCACTGCTGTTACAGAACCAATTTCTCTGTAGTCACGAGTTTTGAATTCTTTCTCAAAGTCATCCATGTGCTTGAATAGTGCAGCATTATCCTCTCTCAGAATAATCTCAACACATTTTTCAAGTGCTGGTACACAGAACATTGGAGTTGATGATTTGACAGTTTCCAAACCAGTGATTTTGATTTGTGGCTCTTTGTATCTTAAGCCTTCCATATCCCAAACATCCATTGCATATCTTTTCTTGGCAGTCCAGAATGCTGTTGATGCGATAGCCTCACGTTTCATGCTCATGAAATTGTCATACGCGTTCATGTACTTAGCAAGATCATCACATGCTTTGTTGATGACCGGAATGATTTTCTGTTCAGAGAATCGATCTAGCATCTCAACTATTTCGGCATCAGACTTATTCTTGAATGCTGGGAAGTGATTGACTACATCATCAAAAGTAAAATAGTTAGAGTCAGTATCACCAGCAATTGCACGCTCTTTTTGCTCTGGTAAAATTGAATTGAGATATTCTGTGATGTATCTTTCAATCCAACGGTTAACCAGCTGAGAGGAAACTGTAACGGCTTCGGCATTGTCAACATCATAGTATCTGAAATATGGTGAGCCAAGTGATCCATATAATGAGTTGATCTGGATTTTTGCAGCCATCTGAATAACATTATTCAGGGTCATTTGCGCCAAGTACTCAGCCTTCAGCACAGGATCTTTTTCGTCCTTGGCCTTCTGTTTGAATTCTTGCTGAAGATTTTTGTGGTGCACACGAGTGTTGAACACTTTAAGAGCAACAATTGGAATAACACCCTTGAATTCTTTGGTGTATTGCATTCCATTGGCTGCAGTTGTCAACTCAGGATTGAAAATAGGTGCAACACCATTTACATAATCATCGATGTTAACATGATCAACTCGGTTACGGATACATTCAGGAGAAATGTTGTATTGATTCATCAACATAGGATGGAGTGACGTCAAGTCAAAACTCATAACCCACTTGTAAAAACCTGGGATAGGTTCTTTTACATAAGCACCTTCAAATGACTGACGGTCTGGATGTCTCAACTGTGGAATTACGATATTCTCAGCCTTAAGATGATTGAAAATAATTGCATCCCACATTTTAACTGGAGAAAATGCGTCATCATAGTTGATTCTAGCTGAGTATGCCATACCAATTGCTTGAGAAAACAAACCAAGTTTTTCGTCAAACCGTTTAACCAGCCAAACGTCTTTGATGTTGTAATCCATGTACTTTTGATGATTGACTGCGGCCAACTTACTCAAGTCGCCTTCATAGTCCAACTTGTCATCACCCAATTCAATCAAGGCAATAAATCCGAGCTTGTAAAAAGCACGCTTGACATACGTGAATTTCATGTACAGCTTGAGATAATCGAGGGCCGCAACACCATAGATGTTAACTTCTAGGCGCGCTTGGCCATACTTGTCTTTTTTCTCTTTTGCTATAACAACATCCCAAGGCGACAATCTTTTTGCTGCAGATTCTCCGAGCACTTTCAAAAGGCGCTGGTACAGATATGGAATATCAAAGCCGTCAGAGTTCCAACCAGAAATTACATCAGGGCACGCAGCTTTCCAATGCATAATAAAATGTGCCAACAATTCTTTTTCAGTTGGGCATTCTCTGTACTTGACTTTTTCAACTACTTCAGGAGGAAGTTCTGATTTTCTGCTTGCCCAGGGCTGCAAACCCCAAGAATAGTACACATCATCGATGCTATCATGAAGTGTGATTGCATCAATTTCATATTTTGCCGCAACAGGATCCGGGAACTCGGGAGCTGTAACTTCGATGTCAATAATGGCCGTGCGGATTTGCGCAATGTTGAAACTGATAGGAGTTGGATTCAGGTCGGCCAGGTATGCCAAATAGAAGTTCTCCATTCCAAGAACTTCTCCGCGGCCTTTATTTTCTTTCATCCAATTCTGGGCATCCCACATGTTGTCAAATTTGACAGACATGCACTTCTTGCCATAGATGTCACGATATTTCGTGTCTTCTGATTGACAATGAACAAAAAGTGTTGGCTGATATTTTACGCGGGTCTTTACTGACTTGCCGTTCTTTATTCCGCGGACAAGTATTTCTCCGCCTGAGCGGACTGCATTTGTATAAAAATCCATAATATACTCAATTAGTCAATCATTGATGGAGTTTTCTTTTTCCCAATTACATATTTGTGGTTAAGTGTCCACCCGCCTTCAGATGCGTCAAAATATGACAAAGTTCTGAATTTGTTAGAGCGGTTTGATGGGAATTCTTCAGGACTAACAATCGTGCACAGTCCCCATTCTTGCAAAAGTTTTGCAATATCGGTACGACGCTCAAGATCTTCCTCATTTATGTTTGTGGTTTTTCCATCCAGTGCCAAAAGTTCTTTGAAATGGACGATGTAATGTCTACCACGTTTATGCAGAATGTGACAAGATTGCCATAATGTTTTTGTAGAAGCATTTGCAATACCAATTCGTGTCAAAGTCTCTCTGATCTTCAAGAAAGAATCATCAGCTGTCAATCTTACTTCCAACATATTCATGTACTACTCCAATTATTTTGATTTTACTTTTTTAGTTTTGCCTGCGCCGCCAGTAGATTCTGTCAGCTTGACAATTGTATTTACTTGTTCTTCTGAAAGCCTATCCAAAATAGATAATGCTTTTGACTTGTTGACTTGATAATAATCGATGATCACATCAAGATGCTCGTATTTTGACTCTTTAGCCCAGGCAGAAAAGCGTTTTGTTTTCCTTACTGCATGAAACAAATAGTCGTACTGCATTTTTGGTGACAATTTATGGTACAGATTCATCTTTTCTACGTAAGGTACGCAATCCAAGAATTGGCTCAAGCCTCTGTTTACCACAAATGCTACATATTGTTTCTCATTCAACTTATCAAGAACAATGTAATTTTTTTCGTTGATTGACTTGATGAAGTCGAATGGAGAAAGCTTTTTGACTTCCTCGCTCATTCTTTGAATCCCACTTCGGCCATAATCAAAACACACAGCCAACGAACATGAATCTCAAGGTCAGGAACCTGATTTGCATATTGCTGGTTGCTACCAATTATTTCAATGAGTGTTGGGATTGACGATGGTACCACCAAAGTAAAACACTTATCGTAAAGACCGCGAATAAAGTTCGCGTAGTCCGACGCAAAACGCGGGGCCATCGCATTGACGGTCTTAAAGTCTTTTTGTTTAATTGCTGCAATCAAAACTCCAATGGTGTCATCTGTTTTCAGAACACCCAAAATGCCTTCGTCAATTACTCCATCACTGTTTGTTGCATAGTGTTGAAGCTCAATAATAGTTTTTCTGTTGTCAGGATAATTTCTCTTGACCAACTCACCAATGATTCTTGGATTCTCGCAAGTCACGTTTTCTTTTTTGAGAATATCCAGGCATCGCATTGTCATTTGCTTCAGGACATCAATTCGCTCATCATCAGGAATTGAAAATGTTACACGCTTCATTCTAGACCGAATTGGCTCAATGATATTATTTGCATAGTTACAAGTCAAAATAAATCGGCAATTGCTGGTATATTCCTCAATGAATCCGCGGAATGCCTTTTGAAATGTGTCTGAAACGTTGTCAAACTCATCCAGGACCACAACTTTTAATGAACCGGTCAATGACACTGTTGAAGCAAAGGCCTTAATGTCATTACGAAGTGTATCGATGCTACCAACTTCTGATGCATTCAAAAACAACACTTCAGCACCAATTTCATTACACAGAGCCATAGCACAAGTTGTTTTACCTGTGCCTGGATTTGTGCTTTCAAAAAGATAATTGCCGATGTTCTGATCTTTGATGATCTTAGCAAAGGTAGTTCTCATTTCCTTTGGCAAGATACAGTCGGCAATTGCATACGGCTGATATTTATGTTCCCACAAAAATTCTTTTGGGTTTTGCATGGTATTATCCTCAAGGTTTGTATTATTCAGCAGAAGAGTAAGACGAATTTTTCTCGCATGCGATGTAGAATTCAACATCATCTTTGCTGACGAATTGTGAGATCAACTTGCTCGAAATTGACACGTCATAATCATCTTTGATCATTTTCATGTGTTCATGCTTGATGTAAATCTCATAGTCATGGGCTTGAGTATCGGCACCAACGACGCAACTGTACGCATTGCTAGAGGGATTCTTTGGGTCAACCACAGAGATAACAATGTCGCTGCCGTCTTTTGATATGCACAGGTACGGGAGGCCTAGTGTGTTTGCAGCTTTCAGCAGACGATCAAGATTGTCTTTTGTCAGCTTGAATTTAATTTCTGCTGCAGGGAAATTCAATTTGGTTTTTGGATATTCGATGATAGTCTTCTCAGCATACACATAAGTGCACACAGAATTGGCATCTGAAATAGTTACTGACTGCGGACCGAATTCAAAATCAGGGTCTTTGAACAATTCAATAACAGACAAGAATTCATTCAAGTCATAAATGGCAAATTCAGTTGGAAATGTTTCATCCGCCTC